GGGGCTACTAGTAATGTAATGAACTGCGATGCGATTAACTTTGAACTTGTTGAACATTTGGCAGTAGTTCCGTAGAATAGAACTCGGCAGAACGGCGGGTGTGATGGGCATCCCTCCGATCAGCTCCCAACCCGTGACTGCAGCAGCCGTAGAAGATAACGCGAAAGCGAAATCCCGACTGACCACACGAGCACCATCAGTAGTTTGCGTGATACGAGGAGCTGATCCTTGCACACTGTTACCAACTGAGACTGGAGCTGTGTTAATCTGAGACACTGGTCCGAAGCTACCCGTTTTACGGGTTCGCTTAGCCATTTTATGGACAACTTGTTTCTTAGCCATGTTGTTACTTTGATTTTTAACTTTGTTTTTCTTATTTTTTATTTTACGCCATACCTCCCTCCCTTATGCTGGCCGCACGGCGTTACGTCTCCTCCGTAGATAGGAGTCGGGGAGTGCCTTGTTCAGATTCTTCTTGGTTCTTTTCCTCCGAACGATAGGCATCCCTCCTGACGCAACAGCTGCGGTATGCAGAGCTGAGTAATTGCGAAAGCGTTGTGCTTGATCTTTAATTAGTTGTGATTTAGATTTGGTGAACGCAGGTTTGGTTTCGACTGTGGTAGACACGGGTACCACAGAAGGTGTCTTCTTAATACTCCATGAGGCAGGAGTCGTACCCTCCGGCCGACGCTCCTGTTCAACTTTCTTCGGTTTTGGTCCTCGAGTTAAATCAAGAACCGTAGCCACAGGCTGACGGTCTTGTTTCTTAGGATCCGTACCGTAAAATTTCAGTACATCATTCCTCTCCTGTTTTAGGTAAGTGCCATTCACCATCTTACCAGCATCTAATAGGTTGCCAAGCACGAAACGACCAGCTCCGATCAAATTGCCAGCAATACCGCTAGTACCATATTTAGTGTACTCACCTAGTTTGGCTGCTTGACGCGTGGCGTAGTTCCCATACTGTACTAAGGTGGCGGCGACTTTAGGGTCGGCCGCCCATCCTTTCCCGTATTTTTGGGTTAGCTTGCGCGCCTCTTCGGCAAACAGGGCATCTGCAGCCTCGCGATGAGGTCTGTCTTTATAATGAGCGTATGCGGCGTCATGATTTCGGGCTAAGTTGTCTAGTGCATCGGTGGGTTCTTTGTTACCCCACTCGATGCTGCTTTGCTTCTTACCGTCACTCCAATACGGCCCCACGTAGTTACCATGGCCCCAGAACGGTGCGGTTGGATCCTCACCTTCGTTGCCTTGATACTGTG